CAGATGTTGCTGCGTAAATTCCTACAAGAGATTTGGTAATCTCCCGCGAGGACGATGAGCTTAATTCGAACCCAAAGATTCGAATCGTCCGTTCCCCACCCATGGAGTAACTCTTTGATTTCTTAAAATCAACCCAGAGTATTCCAATTGATGCAGAACTTATTCATCTTACGCCTAAAACTATAACCGTCCAGGAAGCCTACCTGGACACAACAATGTTCATCATCTCATTACTCAGATCTTTCATGGAAACGATGATGCCCTTCTTTTCTGCTGTCAGGCTTAAACGACTACATTAAACACTTCTCGTTAATTTAAGGAGAATGCTGTTGTACTCATGGTCAGCAGAAACAAAAGCCTATGATCCCTCAAGGACCACGCTTTTGGTCAAGTGGTTTAAGTACCACCTTACCTTACCCCTTGCTAGACTATTCAGAGCATAGGAAGCAAATACCTATCTTCCCAACAAGCCCGGTGGAAATGATCCTTTGTCCGCCCCATTACGTAATATTATCTTTCTCCTCACGAAGAAAGGTTTTAAAGCGTATAAGGTGGCCTGGATTCTTTTCTAGGGTGTCAAGAGAGGATGTGGGAAAGTTCCCGATTGCTTTGTTGAGAACGCCGTTAATTCACACAGGGTCAACCTCTGTGAAACCGAACCCAAGTCCTATGAATCAACAGAAATTGACTCATAGTCCTTAAGATATCTTTTCAAGAACAGGGTTTCAAGACCCGTATAGATGAGAAAGATTTGGGAATGTGGCGCTGGCTCCAATTTTGGAATTACAAAAGGGGAGGGAGGGCAAAGAGCAGTTTTAACTGAGTATGCTAGACTCAAGAATCTATCCTAACCGATTTATTATGAGACCAAAAATACACATGATAATGGCATTAATGGTCATATCTTTGAAGACTTTGGTCGGGTAAATTGGCCTAATTTTATTTAGAAAATAAGATATGAGGATTTTAGTCTTGACTTCTTTAGATGTACCTAAGTGGTTCCTTTACTGGAGCCCCTTAAGGTTAGAACAATCACAAAATCAAGTGCGATACCTGCCTTCCTATCAAGAAAACTACAAAAAGAGCTCAAAGCAAGGTTGAACCACTGTAAATAGTTTATTCTAACAAAATAGCCCTTATAATATTCTGCCAATGATTAGAGTCTTTTCTTAAAAGGATTGCTTCTCCGGAATTAAATTCCCAACTATCTCAGAGGTGAGTTATTTTTCACCTCCGGTGATTATTAGTCTGCAACTGATGGTTTATCCATTAATTTCACCAAATAATCCTTTGAGGAAATTTTAGATTTCTTCCCAGAGATAGAGAGCAATCTTAAGAATGCTTTTAGAGCCAATCTATATGAATAGAAATTGTATTATCCCTAAGACGCAAAAATATGCGCCGGAATGTATAACACAGATGGAGCTCATATGGAATATGGTTCTTGGCAGACCAACGGCTAATTAATGGGATCCGTTCTCTCCTTTCCCTTATTGTGTGCAGCTAATTTTATATGCTTTGCGAAAGCAGTCAGAGTGAGGTGCTTGGAACTTGATGTTCCTTGCCCCTGCTATAAGGATCTCCCAGTTATCATTAACGGGGACGATATCCTTTTCATATCTGACACCAGATTATTTGAGATCTGGCGTGATGAAATTGATAAAGTTGGATTCGTTCTTTCACCAGGAAAGAATCTAACTTCATCTTAGTACTTCACTGTAAATTCATCACTGTATAAAACAAATCTGCTGTAATAAGATGTAGGACAGAATATACACTCAGGTTAAATCACCTTTGAACATATCCCCTCAATCAATCCCAGTTTCATACTTGGATCGACTTTATCTTAACCTAAAGACCGTCGGTTTAAAGTAACTCCTGTGGAATCGTGGAATGAATTTCATGAGACCCTGTCGCGATTGAATTTGTTAGAACATGAAGAGTATTATTGGTCGAGGTTTAAATTTTATAACAAAATTGACCTTAACCGTATTTCTCTCAAAGGCCTTTTGAATCTTCAGGTCCACCCAAATTTGGGTGGCCTCGGTTTTAATACCAGTTCTGCCCCAAGCCTCACATTATCATAGAAGTCACTGTGTCTCCATATGTGGAGAAATTTCATGAAACAAGCATCTATGGTAAGCATGTACGGTACATCCGTATCCATGCCGATCACCGAAGGAATCATGTGTCCCGTAGAGTCCAAAAACTTTTCTTCAAAGGCTTCTAACTAAAGTCTCCCCTAGTTGAAATCATAATATGGATTAGTACGCGCCGAGGATTATATAGTCAGTAAAGAACCGATTGCCGAGCAAAAGTGTCTGACAACATCACCTGCCGTATCCCCCAAAAGGGAGCTTTTTGGCGTGATCAAATTGAAGGACATTTAAGCAATGGATTATCAGTTCGACTAATTATACATCTAAGGTTTGAAAAGATTCAGAACTCTTTCCTAGTCAAAAAAGATCATTCAGATCTAATATTTGTTACAAAAAACTCCGGTTCTTGAGGATGTTCGAAGGAACACCCTCTGGAATTACCGGTAGCTTTTATCGTCTCCCCTATCCAAATTCACGGATCTTGAGTTATAATATTTAGAAAGCGAAAATGTCGAATTTAATCAACATCTTTACGATCTAAGTCTTTTATCTCATGAGATGTTCAGCAGAACCTAACAAGGGTCTGCTTAGGGCATAATCTATGAATTAGAGGAACAATAATAACAAGACTAGGAACCTGCCCGTACGCAGGATTTAACGACAACAGAAGAAGAAGAAACAAAGTTCAACGATGTAACCTCCTTAGAAGACATCTTCTGAGTCTGAGGCATTGTAACGGTGGTCTATTTCTCTCAAAAACCCTTTTGACCCGAAAGCCCAAGGTGTAAAGATCCCCGATCCTTACTCGTACCCAACGACAACCTTTAAGACAGAGGGAACCATCACTATCAGAAGCAACCAAGCTGGTAATGCATCTGTAATGTTGATTCCCCACCCTTTTCTCTCATTGGTTAACATGATTGATGATTCTGATATTACTACTTCAATGTAGAAATATACACTATCTAATGAATGTTATGCCAGTGTGGCGAGGCCTGTTCTTTAAGACAAACTGTCCAATTTCCGAGTTGTATCAGTTGGGTATGAAATTCGAAACTTAATGAATCAAACTGAATGTACAGGAAGATTGATTGGAGCCAAAGTTCCAGCAATCAACCTCATCCCTGGACCCGATTTCTTATAACATAATTAGGTCGATAATTACCGACTCTCCTAACTAGTCGCGGGAATTAACACGATTACAGCCAACCAAGGCTTACCGTCGAATATTTTATCTCTTCCCGGTGCTCTGGAATGCACGATGCAGAACCTTATTACAAATAGGTGTACTATATCGAGCCTGCCCATAACGCCAGAAGCCTTTAATTTCCATTCGGCATCAGTTAATTCCAAGTTAACTATTAATAAATTTATTGGAGGTGGTATGTATGAGTATATCAACGCCGGTCCCGGTATTCCAGATATGGAAGCCACCGATTCCGCCGATGCTATGATCATAAAGGGAACTGAAGTAACTTTGTTAAGATTCGAGGGTCTTCCCCAAGACACTGTATGTGCTGAAATTAAGTACGTATATCATTTGGAGGGAACACCCAGCATGAACTTGAATACCGTTCTCGTGACCGCAACAGAACCAGTCGTAATGGCTGATCCTCTGAAAGTGGAACGAATTAGATCGAAAGCGATCATCAATGATGCTATAAAGGTTATACCGTCTATAGTATCCACTGGTATTCAGGGTTATGCATCGGGAGGTCCTATGGGAGCCTTGACAAGTTTGATCGCCAAACTGGGATTATAACTTGTGTGAGAGAACCTGTGAGCACAGGCGTGAAGATAA